TGCGCCAGCCGATCACGCCGCGCCGCGGTCTTGACCTGGACCGGCCTCCGGCTGCCGACCCGGTGTTTCGCTCCAGCTTTACTCAGGATGATTACGAGGCGGCGGTCGAGACGATCAAGCAGTACATCCTCGCTGGCGACGTGATGCAGGTTGTCCCGTCACAGCGCATGTCCATCGATTTCAGCGCCGCGCCCATCGATCTGTATCGGGCGCTGCGCTGCTTCAACCCGACGCCTTACATGTATTTCTTCAACTTCGGCGACTTCCATGTCGTCGGTAGTTCGCCGGAAGTGCTGGTGCGGGTCGAGGACAACCTGATCACCGTGCGTCCGATTGCCGGTACTCGCCCTCGTGGCGCCACCGAAGAGGCGGATCGCGTGCTGGAAGAAGACCTGCTTTCCGATCACAAGGAAATCGCCGAACACCTGATGCTCATCGATCTTGGCCGCAACGATACCGGTCGGGTGTCCGAGATTGGCACGGTCAAACTGACCGAGAAAATGGTCATCGAGCGTTATTCCAACGTGATGCACATTGTGTCCAACGTTACAGGCCAGTTGAAAAGCGGGCTGAGCGCGATGGACGCTCTGCGCGCAATTCTGCCGGCTGGCACCCTGTCCGGAGCGCCGAAGATCCGCGCCATGGAAATCATCGATGAGCTGGAGCCGGTCAAGCGCGGCGTCTATGGCGGGGCAGTCGGTTATCTGGCCTGGAACGGCAACATGGACACGGCGATTGCGATTCGGACTGCGGTAATCAAGAACGGTGAGCTGCATGTACAGGCCGGTGGCGGCATTGTCGCCGACTCCGTGCCAGTGCTGGAATGGGAAGAAACCCTGAACAAACGCCGCGCCATGTTCCGCGCCGTGGCCCTGGCCTCGCAAACTGCCGAGGGTTGAGCAGGCTTGCTGCTCTGGTAATGAACGGTAGTTAGAGAGCTATCGTTCCTCACGCTCCAGCGTGGGAATGCCTTGGGTGACGCTCCGCGTCACCGATCCGCACTGCGCCGCAGTTCTCAGGATAGGACGCGGAGCGTCCAGAAAGGCATGCCCACGCGGAGCATGGGCACGATAGTGAAACCCTGAAAAAGCGCCACGCACGATAGTTGAGATTATCGTTCCTCACGCTCCAGCGTGGGAATGCCGTGGGTGACGCTCCGCGTCACAGATCTGCGTCGCGCCGCAGCTCTCAGGATAGGACGCGGAACGTCCAGAACGGCATGCCCACACGGAGCATTGGCACGATAGTCAGATCATCGTCCCTCACGCTCCCTCCTGCGGCAGTCTAAAAACTCAGACTCAACGCGACATTCACCCCTTGCTGGGTCACGTCATCGTTCTTGCGCCAGTTGTAATTGCCGCGCAGTGTCAGGTCCTGAGTCAGCTTCTGGCTTACGCCCAGCGTTGCCCGGTTCAGGTCGCGTTGCGGCGTGTAGCCTTCCAGCGTGAAACCCACTGACTGGACACTGTTGAGCGCCATGGTTACGTCCTGCTGATCGGTCTCGAACTCCCGCTCATGGGCAACTTCTCCCCATACCTGTGTGCTCGGTGTCACCTGGAATTTGCCCTGTACACCCACGCCTGCGCGCCGCGATTTGCGCGTCTGGTCACTGAAGGTCAGCGCGGTCGAGCGGTCGCCTTTTTCCGAGTAGCCATCGACATCGATGTGCGCGTAATCGGCGCTGACGAAAGGCGACAGATGCCAGCGACTGGTCAGGCCTGCGATGTCGAAACCCACTCGCCCGCTGGCAGCCCACATTTCACCGTCGGTATCGCCTTTTTCCTGACCTTCGCTGACGCCCAGCGCGAACTTGCGCTCGGCATTTTCGTAGTCCAGTTTGCCGCCCGACACTGCCAGATCACCCCACCAGTGGTTGGCCTGATACTGCAGGAACGCAGTGGCGATGTAGCTGTTGAGCTTGTAGTCCGAGTCTCTTGGGCCGGCCTCAAGATTCTGGCGATACGCGCCGGCGACAACCCCTGTGCGCCAGTTTTCGGCAAACCGGTAGCTGCCGCCTATGGTCAGGTTATAGCCTCTTCCGTCAGCATCAGCCGAGCTGTCCTGCGCGTCGAAGTCCATTTTCTGACCGCCTGCCGAAAGCATGCTCTGCCACTGCCCGACACCTTGCCAGTTGCCCCAGTCGCTGAGCCACTGGGCGCGAATTTCGTCCTGATGCATACGCAGCGTGCCATTGGCCATTTCCGGCAGCAGGGAGACTTCCCAAGGGGCCGAAAGCAGCGAGTAGGCGTAGTCGGCCAGCAACCTCTGTCCGGCCTCGGTCGGGTGCACGCGATCGTTGAAGAACAGCCGGTTCGGATTCGGCGTCGCACTGGACCTGCCGTTGGTGGTGCTTTCCCGGCAGCTATTGCCGCTGAAACAGGTGCTGACCAGATTCTCGTTGGGATCGAACCCGAAGCGTGCCGGTTCAGCGAGGATCTCATTGATCAGCAACGGAACGTTCAGCGGAATGATCTGCGCATTGATCTGCGCCAGTCGGCTGACCAGTTGCTGATTGAAACCCGCGCTGAGTGCCGAGGTGGCCGAAGCCAGTGGCGAACCGCTCAAGGCTGGCGTTTTACCGATGTCCGGCAGCAACCAGACCATGATGTAGCGCGCACCGGCCTGTTGCAGGGCTTGCGCGCTGTCCGCCAGCTGATTGGCAGCTTGCGCGGCGCTGCTGGCACTCAACACGCGACCTTGCAGAAAGTCGTTGCCGCCTCCGGTCAGGTAGTAAAGAGCGTTGGGGTCAGCGCGAAAACCGTTGGCGGGCAGATAACCTGTCCGGCTGCGCAGCAGCGTGCCGGTGTTCGGGTCGACGACGGTGGATTGCGAGTTGATCGAGTCGAGAATCTGATCGGTCCGATAGCCGCCGACCGCCCAGTTATTGCCATCGGGCACTCCCAGCGCAGCATTGACCGGTGACGTCGACGCCGCCAGATCTCCTGACGGCACACCGAGCATCCTGCCGATCAGCGTCGACGAGTTCAGGTTGAACGCTTCACCGCTGCCGTCCTGATAGGTGGGGCCGACACGATTGGTGAACCTGAGCGTGGAGCCTCTGGGCCCGGCGGTGTCCGGAAACTGCCCGGCATCGGCGAGACTGTCACCGAACACCACCATGGTCGAATAGGGCGCGGCAGCAGCGGTGCCGCAGGCAAGCGATAACAGGCAGGCCGCGAAGGGCCAGCGCCTCGATGTCTTGGTCATGAACGGATCCCGATTGTTTTTGTTTTGTACCGGAAACGTAGCAAGATTTTTCATGACTGCAAAGTTCGATGAACATTATCGCGCTGCGGCGGTGCTTTTTTGACCTCAGGCTGCCCTGTTGGTCACGATGGCGCTCAGGTAGTTGGCCAGGTCATGCAGGTACACGAAGGGGTGACCCTGACGACTGCCGCCTGTGCGGCTGACCTTCAAGTCGATGCGTCCTGCGTTGATCTTGCGCAGCAGATTTCTGTCGTTCGACAGGTGCGAAAAATAACGCTCTCGGACGGCGCTCAGTGAAGGGCACGGCGTGGCGAATTCTTTGCGAAGTTGATCCAGTATTTCGTTCATTCCATGACTCCCTGTGGTTTGCATGTGAGTACTCCCGAGATGGGGTGCAGACAAACAATACGATATGTAGCGCGTCGTGACAATACAGTTTGTATTTTAAATACGATTTGTATTGTTCGTCTCACAGGGAATCGATGTACCAGGACACGCGAGCAGTGCCGTTTTCAGGGTTGCGGGTGACGCTGATACCTTCGGCCTCGCTGATCTGATCCATGATGCGCTCCCAGTGAGCCACCGATTCGCCAGGCTCCCTGATCAGCAGGACCTGATGCTCGATCTGCGCCTTGTCACTGGTGATAGCGTCCTGAATGCGCTGTGCCAAGGCCAGGTAAGCGTCATGTTGCGAGGTGTCGGGGAACTGCTTGAGCATGAGTGAACTCCTTTTTACTGTATGTGCATACAGTAATTGAGGGGTGTTTCTCACGCAAGCTACAAATGTTTCCTACACGGACACCTGCCCGGGACGAAACAGTGGCGCATGAAAAAGCCCCGGTTATCGGGGCTTGGACGTGGCATGCCGGGTCAGAGACGCATCGTCATCTGCCTGATGACACCGATCAGTTTGCACTCCTCGGTCACCGCAAGGGTCGGGTAGGCGGGGTTCAACGGCTTGAGAAAGTAGCGTCCGGCGTCTTCGACCAGTTTTTTGAACGTGGCCTCGTTACTTTCCGGCAGTTTGGCGATGACCAGCTTGCCAGCAGTGGGCTCGATTCCGGTGTCGACCAGAATCAACATGCCTTCAGGAATGCTCTGGCCTGCGGGTGCGGTCATCGAGTCGCCACGGACCACCAGCCAGAAGGCTCTGCCCTTGGCTTTATAGTCGCTGATCTCGAAGGTGTCCGAATAGCCGGCAGGGTAGGGCTCGACGGCTTCACTCCAGCCACCGGCCTCTACCCAGCTGATGACCGGATAGCGATAGAAACGCGAGGGCTGCACCGTGGGCTCCACGTTGTGCATGCCGGGCTCGCTGGCCGGAATGGAGGTGGTGAGAATCGGCAGGCCGAGCTCGGTCAGGAACCGATTGATAACCTCGATCTTCGGCTCACGCTTGCCATTCAGCCAATGCCCTACCGCGCCGGGTGTCACGCCCATCCGCTCAGCCATCTCTTCCTGGCTGATCTGCTGGGTTTCCATGACCTGTCTTGCGACTTCATACCATTTTCTGTTCATGCGTCGAATCATACAGGCTGTAGGGTGTTGAGCAATATACATAATGTAATGCTTCGTTGTGTCATAAAAATACAAAATGTATTGTAAGGCCTTGGTTCTGCGCAGCGAAAGACGTTGCGCAGCGTTTCCGAAAGGTCCTACAGGAGAGACACGATGATCGAGAAAATAGAAGCCGTGATGCAGCATTGGGGTGAACAGCGCATGCGCATTGGCCTGGGCGGCGGACTGAGCAGCCCGATGGCCGGGATCATGGAATGGGGCGCGTACATTCCGCGCCGCACACCCGGCTCGCGCGCACTGGTGGGTAATGGCAGCGGCCTGGACTATATAAGCAGCGAAGTCGAGGCGGCTGTGGCGCAGCTTTCGCGCAGCCCTGCAAAGAGCCGCGGGCCTGAACTGGCGCAACTGGCGACATTGCGTTATGTCGAGTCGTTGCCGGTGCGCGAGCAGATGCGTCTGGTGGGCATCAATGAAGGCGCAGACCGCACCTATCGCAACTGGATCAACAAGCTTCACCAGCAAGTGCTGGCGATTCTCGCTGAGCGCAGCGCTTCCAGAAGCAACAACGCCGTCGCCGACAAGGCTGCGCAAGGGTAAATGAAGACACGGTTTCACGCCGTTTATCCGGGTCGATTGCACAGCTGTGGCCGAACTCGTGTTGAACTCCGGTCAAACTCGACCCACCCCGAAACTGCCCCTTCCCAGGCTTTCCGGAGGGGGGTAAAAAGGTCCCACGATATGCGATTTGCGCCTCAGGGCAGCAGCCGGAAACAGGCTGATCAACAGCCACAACCGGTCACTCGCGACCCATCTCAAACCCCGCCTCGGCGGGGTTTTTATTGGGCCAGGCACACGGAGGCCAGTGCAAATGTTGAAGGACTATCGATGCGGGCAGTGCAAGAAGCTGCTGGCCCGCATGGGTGAGTACACAGAGCTCCAGATCAAATGTTCCCGCTGCGGAACGTTGAATCATGTGAAGGCCACGAGCCTCGAGTTATCGCCGTTGAGCGACAGAGGTACAGCAGCGTCGTTGCTGCCTCGCGGTGCTAACCAGAGGTATTAATCATGTCCAATAGCAGTTCTGCTGTCAGCCAGCTCAAGAATATTCCGCTGGTAGGTATCAACCTGGGTTCAGTGGCAAACGCCGGGCAGATCGTGCCGGGCGAGGCAGGGACTCATTATCAGTGGCCCAATCGTGGAACCATCACTACCTGGGTCAAGAATCGGGGCGTGCGTCTGATCCGTTTCCCGTTCGAACTTCAGCGCGCTATTCAGCTGTCGACTCTGGACGGCTTGCCAGGCCAAGGGGCGAACCTGAATACCGACTTCGTGAAGCGCTGGAAAGAAATGCTTGGCTGGATTCGTGAAGACTCCAATGGCGAGGCCAGAATCATTCCTGATCCGCACCACTACATGCGTTTGCATCGCTACGAAACCGATGCAAACGGGAACCTGACCGGGCGCATTCTTCCTGCCGCGGAGGCCGGTAATCAGAACGGCTGGAAGGCAACCGAGTCGGTATTGATCAAGGATGGGAACGGTGTCAGTGGCACTTTCTGGAGCGCCGTTCACCTGGCCAACTTTCACCAGAAGCTGGTCACCGAATGCGACGATCCGATGGTGCTGGGCTGGGGGTTGGGTAACGAGCCGTATTCGAATACTACGGTGGGTGCCAAGGACTACATTACGTTCCCTGCTCTTGAGGCGCTGTACACCAGCACGATGAATACCGTGCTGCAGGCGTTGCGCAACAGCTCGAAAAAGCCGGTGTTCATTTGTGGGCTTGAGTTTGCAAGCGCCAGAAACTGGGCCACCGTCTCTGCCAACCTTCAGTCGAAGATCGTCGACCCGGCCAATGCAATTGTCTGGGAAGCCCATGCTTACGGCGATTACGATAAAAGCTCCAGCGGTGCCTACGCCAATAACAACGACCTGATCTCGCCGACCGTTCTGCGCGATGAAATCGTGGGTCCGTTTCTGACCTATGCCAAGACCAACAAGATGGCCGCATTTATCGGCGAAACAGGGATTCCGCCAACGGCTGCCGGTCGCACCGCGCTGAAAAACCTGCTCGATAAAGCGAAGGCGGAAAAAGTGCCAGTGACACTGTGGGTCACAGGGCCAGGCACCGATGGCGAAAAGATGAGCCTGGAGGCCAGCAATCAGGCGGAGACCGTCGCACTGGTCACACCGTACTTTGCCGAGCGTATTGCCCTGTGGGGTTATGCACAGGCATGACGGTGCAAGTCATTCCGTTCTGACCCAGCAACGGAGCCCCGCATCAAGGGGCTCTTTCCAGTTTATTCAGGCTTTCGATTTTCGAGGGCCTTGAGAGTCCACCACCCTATTACGGAGCACCAATGGACCCAACCGACCTAGGCCCAGGCACAGCTACCTGGCTGGGCGGCACGGGCACAATACTGCTTGGCGGCTTTCTATGGCTGCGCAAGTTTCTTTCCAGAGATGCAACAGACCGGGCGATGGACAACGCGGACATCGGTACGGTGCGCCGCCTCAATGAACTGCTCGACTCCGAGCGCCAGGCGCGCAAGGAAGCTGAAGCGCGGGCTGATCAGTTCGCCAAGGAGCGCAACGAGCTCGCCGCAGCGGTTGGGCGGATGGAGGGCAAGATCGAAGCCCTCACCAGCCACATCGTTCAACTCACCGACAAGGTCACCACGCAAAGCGCCGAAATAGCCCGGCTGCGATCCCAACTCGGAGGTGCAAACGATGCACAGATGCGCAATTGATTTCATCGCTCGCCATTGGTGGCGGCGCCTGGAGGTCTGGCTGATTTCCGTGCTGCTGATCGCTGGGTGCCTGATGCTCGGTTTTCAGGCCGGGCAGTGGTCGGCGAATGCCGAGCATACGCAGCAGCTGGCCGAGGTTCGCAATGCCTACGACGCAGCACTGGGCAAGCGCGACCGGCGCCTGGACAGGCTGGCCGAAACCACCACCCAGGCGGCAGACAAGGTCGAGAGTGCTGCATCAATTGCCAATCAGGCCGCTCACACGGCCAGCCGTGCTGCAGACAAGGCTGATGAGGCGTTGGGCAAGGCGAACCAGTAGGCGTTTCCCACGCCGCAATCAACCTTCAACACACGCGGAACCCCTCATGAAGATAACCCCGATAGTTGCCCACTTGCAGGCGACCTGCCCGAGCTTTGCCGGGCGAATCAGTGCCGGTATCGACTGGGCGGCGGTCGCCCTCGGTGATCAGCTGGCCCACCCGTCGGCGTACGTGATTGCCACTGGCGATCAGTCCACCGCCAACGATTTGCAGAACGTCATTCGCCAGAACATCACCGACACGATCGATGTCGTGGTGGTGCTCGATGGCGGTGACAAGCGCGGGCAGGAAGCCAGTGAGCAACTGCATGCCCTGCGCGCCGAACTGTGGCGTGCGCTGGTGGGCTGGAACCCGGATCACGATTACGACGCGATGCAGTACACCGGTGGCGCGCTGGTGCAGATCAGCGGCGACCGGGTGACGTATCGCTTCGGCTTTGCAGCGCAGTTTCAACTGGGCCGCAATACCTCCGATCAGCCTGCCGAGACCTGGCACGAAGCGTATCTGGATGGTTTGCCCGGGTTTACCGGCGCCACCATTGAGATGGACTGCGTTGACCCCGCAGATCCGAACCTGAAATCCCCCGGCCCTGATGGCCGTATCGAAGCGAAGTTCACAGCAGAGGTAACCCCATGACTCAACGCATCACTGTAGTACCGGCCGAGGGCCGCACTGTGCCGGATCCGGAGGCGGGCGATTTGCTGCCCGTCGAAGGCCGGCAGGTGACCTTCAACGCCTGGTGGCAGCGTCGTCAGAACGACGGCGACATCACCCTTAAAACCGAGCAATCCACCACCACCCATCAAGCCTTCACGGCTTAACCAAGAGGAAGCCAAACAATGGCTATCAGCTTTAACAACATTCCATCCGATGTTCGCGTTCCGCTGTTTTATGCGGAGATGGACAACTCGGCCGCCAACAGCGCGTCGGCCAGCATGCGTCGACTGATCGTTGCGCAGGTCAACGACGATGTGTCCGGCCCCGAACTGGGTTCTCTGGTGCTGGTGCCAAGCGTGGCGCTGGCGAAAAACATCGGCGGTCAGGGCTCCATGCTGGCCTCGATGTATGAAACCTGGCGCAAGGCGGACCCCACCGGCGAAGTCTGGTGCCTGCCGCTGCTCAATACCGAAGGCGCCAAGGCCGGCGCGAAAGTCACCCTCAGCGGGGCGGCGACCGAAGCCGGTCTGCTGAACCTGTATGTCGGCGGCATGCGAGTGCAGGCCACTGTCGTTAACGGCGCAACCGCTGCCCAAGCGGCCACGGCACTGTCGGTGAAGATCAATGCCACACCTGATCTGCCGATCACCGCGGCTGTCGAAGCGGGTGTGCTGACCCTTTCCTGCAAATGGAGCGGGGCAAGCGGCAATGACATCCAGCTGGAATTCAATCGCCAGGGCAAGACCAATGGCGAAGTCATTCCTGCCGGCCTGACGGCGGCAGTCACCGCCATGACTGGTGGCGTAGGTACGCCTGATCAGCTCAAGGCACTGGCTGCGCTGGGCGATGAGCCGTTCGAGTTCATCTGCATGCCCTGGACCGACACCGCCACGCTGGATGCCTGGAAAGCGGCAATGGACGACAGCACCGGTCGCTGGAGCTGGGCGCGTCAGTTGTACGGTCACGTTTACAGCGCCAAGCGCGGCACGGTCGGTACGCTGGTGGCCGCAGGTCAACTGCGCAACGATCAGCACATCACCCTGCAGGGTGTCGAAAATGGTGTTCCGCAACCGGTCTGGCTGCAAGCCGCTGCCCTGGCTGCGCGCACGGCGGTGTTCATTTCTGCCGACGCCAGCCGTCCGACCCAGAGCGGCACGATGCCCGGTATCGATCCGGCGCCGGCCAGTCAGCGTTTCACCCTGACCGAGCGTGAGTCGCTGCTGCGTTACGGCATCGCCACGGCGTACTACGAAGGCGGTTACGTGCGCATTCAGCGTTCGATCACCACCTACCAGAAGAACGCTTACGGCCAGGCGGACAACTCGTACCTGGACAGTGAAACCATGCACCAGTCGGCGTTCATCATCCGTCGTCTGCAAGGCATCATCACCAGCAAGTACGGCCGCCACAAGCTGGCCAACGATGGCACGCGCTTCGGTGCCGGCCAGCCGATCATCACGCCGAGCACCATCCGTGGCGAGTTGATTGCGCAATACGCACGTCTTGAAGAAGAGGGTCATGTGGAGAACGCCGAAACGTTCGCCCAGCACCTGATTGTCGAGCGTGACGGCAATGACCCAAGCCGCGTGAACGTGATGTTCCCGCCTGACTACATCAACGGCCTGCGCGTGTTCGCGCTGCTCAACCAGTTCCGCTTGCAGTACGACGAAGCGGCATAAGCCTAACCAACCCTTTCAAGCCCGCCTCGTGCGGGTTTTTTCATTCTGGAGATAAACAACATGGGTCAGAAAGTTGCGGGTACCTGCTACATCAAAGTGGATGGCACCCAATTGACCATCAGCGGCGGCGGCGAAGCGCCTCTGATGAACATCAAGCGCGAGACGGTCGTGCCTGGTTACTACAAGGAAACCGAAAAGGCTGCCTGGTTGAAATTCACCGCCGTGCATACCGCGGATCTGCCGCTCAAGCTGCTCACTACCGGTGTGGACATGACCATCACCTGTGAATTCAAGAACGGCAAGACCTACGTCCTGTCCGGCGCCTACCTGGTGGATACGCCGAGCAGCAAAGCTGACGACGGCACCATCGAGCTGCAATTCGACGGCAATCAGGGGAGCTGGCAATGAGTGAAGTCATCGACCTGGCCAGCCCGATCGAAGCGCACGGCGAAACCCTTTCGCAACTGACCTTCCGGCGCCCTACGGCGCAGGAAGCGCGGGCCATCAAGGCTCTGCCGTACAGGATCGACAAGAACGAGGAAGTTTCCCTGGATCTGGACGTGGCGGCGAAGTACATCGCCGTCTGCGCCGGCATCCCGCCCTCGTCGGTCAATCAGATGGACCTGTGCGACATCAATACGTTGAGCTGGAAGGTTGCGAGTTTTTTCATGGCAGCGGCATCAGCAACCTCGAAGGACTGATCGCCGTCGTTTACGACCTCGCGTATTTCTGGAAGACCGATCCCGAACTGATGATGTCCAGGGAGCTGGACGTCATCACCGAGTCGATCTTGCAGACGCAACGCATCAACCAGATCCTGCAGGGGGAGTGATGGCAGACACTATCAAGACGCTGATTACCGGCGTCGACCAGCTGTCTCCAACGCTGGCAACTATCCGCAACAATGTCAAAGGCCTCGAGACCAGTCTGGGGGCCATAAAACTTGGCAAGGCAGTCACGGACAACGCTTTGGCGGGGCCTTTGATTGCCGGGGTAAAGGCAGCGATCGGTTTCGAGACCAGCATGGCCGGCGTGAAACGCTCGGTAAGCTTTGAAACACCGCAGCAGTTCCAGCAGATGGGGTCCGATATTCTGGACCTCAGTGAACGGCTGCCGGAAAGCGCCAATGGCATCGCGGCGATTGTTGCTGCCGGTGCCAAGGCCAATGTACCGCGTGAAGAACTGACCGGGTTTGCCAGCGATGCCGTGAAAATGGGTGTCGCATTCGATCAGACGGCGGCCGAGTCGGGCGACATGATGGCCTCGTGGCGCTCATCGTTCCAGATGACTCAACCGCAAGTCGCGGCGCTGTCCGAGAAGATCAACGTGCTCGGCGGCAACAACCTGGAAAAAAAAATCGCCACCATGGTCACTGCAATGGGCCCGCTCGGGCCGGTTGCGGGGATGGCCTCCGGGCAACTGGCGGCCATGGGCGCAACCCTGGCCAGCGTCGATGTGCCGGCCGATGTGGCCGCCAGCGGCATGAAGCGTTTCATGCAGTCGTTGACCGAAGGTGGCGCGGCGAAAGCCGGGGCGTTCGAAGCGTTGCAGCTCGACGTCAATCAGCTGACCCAGGGCATGCAGAGCGACCCGTCCGGGACCATTGAAAAGGTTCTGACGGCGGTTTCCAGTGTTGATCCCGGCAAACAGTCGGACGTCATCACGCAGCTGTTCGGTGCCGAATCGCTGGGCGCGATCACGCCGCTGCTGGCCCACCTCGATGTGCTCAGGTCCAACCTGGCCAAGGTCGGGGAGGGCGTGCAAAACAGCGGCTCCATCGAGAAGGAGTTCGCAGACAACTCCCAGACCACGGCCACTGCCATCAAAGAGATGACCAACCGTGTCGATCGTCTGGGCATCAATATCGGCAGTATGTTCCTGCCGGCGATGAACGAAGCAATGGCCGTGATCGGGCCGATGATTTCTCAGGTCGCCGCGCTGGCGGCCGAACATCCAGAGGTGATCAAGGGCGTCGTGGGCGCCGCGATTGCTTTCGGCGTGCTGCAAGTCGCCGTTCTCGCTGCGACGAGTGCCGCCAGGCTGCTGGCTGCGGTCATGGGCATGTCACCGTTGGGCCTGATCGTGCGCGGCCTCGCGCTGGCGGCAGGTTTTCTGATCGCCAACTGGTCGACCGTCGCACCTTATTTCCAGGCGGTCTGGGAGGCGATTCGCGGACCGGTGATGGCGCTGTGGGACGTACTCAAGGCGGTCTTCGCCTGGACGCCGCTGGGCATGATCGCAGCCAACTGGCAGCCACTGACCGAATTCTTTGCTGCGCTGTGGGACGTGATCAAGGCGCTGGCCACGCCGTTTTTTGATTTTCTGCAGACGCTGTTTGCGTGGTCGCCATTGGGCATGGTTGTGGCCAACTGGCAGCCGCTGTCCGAGTACCTGGCCGGCCTGTGGGAAACCATCAAGGCCGAGGCGCAACCGTTTACCGATGTGCTGGCAACGCTGTTCAGTTTTTCGCCGCTGGGCATGGTCATCGAGAACTGGCAGCCGATCAAAACCTGGTTCGCAGGTCTGTGGGCGGGCATCAAGCCATTCATCGAACCGATCATGAGCCGGTTTGGTGGCGACACTGATAAGACCGTCCTGCAGAGGGCGACCGAGACGGCCAATCGGTTCGCGGAAGAACAGCGGATACGCAACGCAGGGCCGGGCGGCGGGACCGGTGCGTTTCTGGCGGCCGGTGCCGTCGAGAACGTTCGCATGAATCAGCAGTTGCTCAATCAGGCCACTGGCGTGCCGTCGACCAGCCAATTGCTCGGCGTACCCACCCCGCTGGCGCCCGGCAGCCTGTTGTTGCAACAGGGCGCAGCCGGGGCCGGCCCGCGACTTGAAGGCGAGCTCAACATTCGCTTTGAAAACGCGCCGTTGGGCATGCGCGCCGTACAAGTGCAAACCAACCAGCCGGGTTTGACGATATCGCCAAACGTCGGTTATCGAACCCTCGGCGCAGGAGCCGGATCATGAGTACATGGCGTGACAGCCTGCTGCCGGCGTCTTTCCGTGGCGTCGGTTTTTTCATTGAAAAAGCCGTCGTTCCGGCAGGTCGCAAGGGGCAGTTGCATGAGTTTCCACAACGCGACGAGCCTTATTTCGAGTCGCTGGGCAAACAGTCGAAAGTGCATACGCTGACGGGGTTCATTGTCGGTCCCGACTGTTTCGAACAGCGAGACAGACTGCTACAGGCACTGGAGCAGGAAGGTGCCGGCGAGCTGGTGCATCCGTGGCTGGGTCGTGTGCAGGTCCAGGTTGGCGAGTGCGGCGTCACACACAACCTGAACGAAGGCGGACTCGTCCGACTGGACCTGAAATTCTATCCGGCCAACCCGCTCAAGTTTCCCGTGTCGACGCTCAATACGCGACGGCAGTTGCTGGGCGCGTCCGAGAGCCTGCTGGATTCGGCGCTCAGGCGCTACCGCTCGGTGATGGCCACAGTGGACGCGGTACGTATCAACATTCAGGCGCTGCGCAGTGCCTTGTCGGGCGTATTCGCGACCATTCAGCGGCAGTTCACACCGTTCATGACGATCTATTCGGATGTCACCGCGCTGGTGCATTCGCTGGTCAATGCGCCGTTGACGGTCAGCACGCTGTTTACCACGTTCTTCGCCAGTTTCGACGGCGACAGCAGTCGAGCCAGAAGAGCGAACGGCACCAGCAGTATTGGCGGGGCGAGTACCGGAACGAATGCCGGGTCAGGTTCCGGCAGCTCGACAGGGGGCGGTTCAGGCAGCGGTTCCGCGAGTGGCAGTAACGGCACCGCTGCGAGCAGCACGGCAGCAAGGTCCGGCAGCAATGGCGGCGTGTCCTCTGTTGAAACGGTCGATTATCGCTCCGTGATTTCCGAGGCCACGCAACAGGCGGAAGCGGTGTCCGGCATCAATCTGGTCAGCCAGGGCAGCGGGCTGGATACCGGCGTGACGGCTCAGGCCGCGGCCAATCTGGTTCAGGATGCCTTGTTGGTCAAGGTGGCGAAAATCGTCGCGAGCATGCCGGTTGCGACGACGGTCACGCCGCTCACAGTGGTGCCGTCGCTGGATCAGCAAGTGACGCAAGCGTTGCAGCGCGTCGATGTGCCGGTTGCCGATGACGTCATCGAATTGCGTGACACGCTGAGTTCGGCGATCTGGGAAGCGTCATTGAAAGCCGACCCCGAACATTACCTGGCGCTCAACACATTGCGTCAGGCGTTGATCAGGCACCTCAACGCGGTGGCGGCCTCCGGTGTACGTCTGGTGGACATGAAGGTCTCCGAGCCTTTGCCCGCGCTGGTGCTGGCCTATCGCCGATTCGGTGACGCCAGCCGGGCGCAGGAAATGGTGCAGCGCAATCGGCTGGCCCACCCGGGTTTCGTACCGCCAGGCACGCTGAAGATCGCACAGGAGTGACCCATGATCGACCCTAACGTTGTCACCCTGACGGTTGACGAGCACGACTATGCCGGCTGGAAGTCGGTGGAAATCTCTGCCGGGATCGAGCGTCAGGCGCGCAGCTTTGACGTGAGCATTACCTGGCAGTGGCCGGGCACTGAAATCTCGCATCCGATCACGCCCGGCGCAGCGTGCGAAGTACGTATCGGCGGCGAGTTGATTCTGACCGGCTGGGTGTTTGCCGCGCCGATCAGCTATGACGGCAAGCAAATCACGCTAAAGATTTCCGGACGCTCGAAAACCGCCGACCTCATCGACTGCTCGGCCATCAACAGGCCGAGCCAGTGGAAGGAGGTGGGGGTGTTGAAGATTGTTGAAGCGCTGGCTGCTCCTTATGGTTTGTCGGTGATCAGCGAAATACCGGAGACCTCGAAGATGGCCGATCACACCATCGAGCCTGCCGAAACCGTGTTCAAGTCCATTGACCGGCTGCTGACCCTGTTCCGGATTTTTTCCACCGATGACGAATACGGCAATGTGGTGCTGGCCAGGCCGGGTAGTCGTGGGCAGAGCGCAGACGCGCTCGAACTCGGCAAGAATGTGTTGAGCGCCGTCATCACGCGGGACTTTTCCGGGCTTTTTTCCGAGTACCGGGTTATTGGTCAACAGACCGGTAATGACCAGACGTTCGGCAAGGAGTCGTCGGAAGTCTCGGCAGAAGTCACGGATAACCGGCATGACGACCCTGCGCATAAAAAGCGTCTTCGCGTACTGGTCGTTCATGAGGATGCGCCGATCACACCGAAACTTGCCCTGAGTCGCGCCAATTGGGAGCGTGGTCAGCGGGCCGGCAAGGCGCTGCTCACCACCTACAAGGTCCAGGGCTGGCGGCAGTCCAACGGGGCGCTCTGGCGGCACAACACCATGGTCCGGGTGATTGATCCGGTCATCGGTTTCACAAGCCGCAACATGCTGATTTCAGCCGTGACCTACTCGCTGAGCGACCAAGGCACGATCACCACACTGGTGGTCGGTCCGCCTGAAGGTTTCCAGGCCGAGCCAGGTGACCCCAACAAGCGCAGCAAGGTGCAGGTCAATCAGGACGCTTACTCCTGGCTGTTGCCCATCGACGAGGAAACAACCTCATGAGCTTACTCAATCGCATGCTGGTGCGCGGCACGGTGGTGCTCGCCAGGGCCAGCAGCAAAATGCAGGCGCTGCAAATGCGCCTCACCGCCGGAGAGGTCAAGGACGACATGGAGCACTTCGAACCCTATGGCTTCACCAGCAACCCGCTGGCTGGCGCCGAGGGCATTGCCGCCTTCATTGGTGGCGACCGGTCGCACGGTCTGCTGCTGGTGGTGGCCGACCGGCGCTATCGCCTCAAGGGCCTGGAGTCGGGCGAAGTGGCGATCTATACCGACGAGGGCGACAAGATTCACCTCAAGCGCGGCAAGGTCATCGACATTGAAACCGACACCCTGAACATCAAGGCGACGGTGGCCGTGAACTTCCACACACCGCAGATCACCCAGACCGGAAAGATCGTGTCTCAGGGCGACCAGCTTGCCGCTGGCATCAGCCAGATCAGCCATCTGCACGGCAACGTGCAGGGCGGTAATGGCCAGAGCGGGCCGCCCGTTGGAGGTGCTGGATGATTATCGAAGGCTCTCTGCAAGCGTCCTTGCTGCGCTCGGTGGTCATCAGCCTGTTCACCTGGCGGCGTGCCGAAGCGGACGACCCGTTTGACGATGCCGAGCGCTATGGCTGGTGGGGCGACACCTACCCGGCACAGGCCAATGACCGCATTGGTTCCAGGCTGTGGCTGCTGCGCCGGGTCAGGCTGACTGCCCAGACCCAGCGCGACGCCGAGTTCTATGCCCGCGAAGCGCTCGACTGGCTGATCGAAGATGGCCAGGTCAAGCACATCAACATCCTTACCGAACAGGTTCAGAGCAACCGCCTGAACCTGGGCGTCGAGCTGGTCGTCTCGGACGGTCAGCTCGTGCGTTTCAACCCTTCTGAACAGTGGCAGGTGATTTATGCCGTTTGAAACACCTACGTTACCGGCGCTGATCAACCGAACCCAGGTCGACCTCGCCGACGAAGCGCTGCGTCAGTCCGATGCGCGGGTATTGTCCCGTGCGCACAGCGGCGCGGCCTACGGTCTGTACGGCTATCAGGACTGGATCGCCGACCAGATTCTGCCGGACACCGCCGACGAGGAAACCCTTGAGCGGCAGGCCATCCTGCGCCTGAGGCAGCCGCGCAAGGTGGCACAGGCCGCTACCGGCACGGTGCGCTTTACCGCTGCAGCCGGCGCGGTGCTGGATGCGGACACTGTGCTGCAGTTCAGTGATGGACGCTTCTACCGCGTCACTAAAGGCGTCACCACGGTTGCGGGCAATAACACCACCACGGTCGAAGCGGTGGATGCCGGTGTTCTGGGTAATGCGGATGCCGGTCTGGTCATGACTGCCGTGCAACCGGTCGAAGGCATCGACAGCACTTTCACCGTCATTGCCGACGGACTTTCCGGCGGCATCGCGCAGGAAAGTATCGAGTCGTTGCGTGCGCGTGTAGTGCGCTCCTACCGGGTCATCCCGCATGGCGGCAATCAGGATGATTACGTGACCTGGGCGCTGGAAGTGCCGGGCGTGACGCGCGCCTGGTGTGTGCGCCGGTTCATGGGGCCGGGGACGGTGGCGGTGTTCTTCATGCGTGACGACCAGGCCGATCCCATTCCTGACGCCGAGCAGCTGGCTGCGGTCGCTGCGTATATCGAGCCGCTGCGTCCGGTCACCGCAGACGTGTATGTGCTGGCGCCGGTGCAGAAACCGGTGGTCTACACCATCCGGCTCACACCGGATACCTCCGCCGTGCGGGCGGCGGTCGAAGCGCAACTGCTGGACCTGCACAACCGTGAGGGCGGACTGGGCGAAACCCTGTTGCTCACGCACATCGCCGAGGCCATCAGCCGCGCGACAGGCGAAACCGATCATGTGCTGGTTTCACCCGTGGCCAACGTTACTGC